GGCGTTGTGTGGCGTGGTGTGGCGTCGTGTGGCGTCGTGTGGCGTCGTGTGGCGTCGTGTGGCGTTGCGTGTGGCGTCGGTATCATAAAAACTATAAATAGGTTAGTTAGTTAGTTGCTGATGTTAATTTTAAATGATTTTAAAAAAAACAAAGAGGCAAGTCTTGAATTTTGTCCAAAAGTTATTATTATGTAATTTAAAACGCAAATATAATTTTATAGATGGTGCAAAAAGTAATAGGCGTAGGTTTAGTATAATTTATCAACAAATATAATGTTTAATTTGTGCTGTCTTCTTCGATTTGGTAAAATTCTGAAAGTGTTGTTTTATATGATCCTTGGATTAAATTGGTCTTTTAAGTTGCCTTTTAATCTGTCTTTTAATCTGTCTTTAAAATAAATTAACGTGTCTTTTTTATTGATTAATTTTGAAAATTCTTCAAATGTAAAATTTTTTAAATTGGATTTATTAATTTCCATTATTGTATTAATAATAAATTATTTAAATATTGCACACGTAGCTTTTACTCAACATATTATTATAATTATTTCAATTTATTTATAAATCAAGGCTGCGCGCTTTGTTTGGCTATGTGGCTGTGTGATATTAGAAAAATTGAATTTTAAACAGAAATATGTAGAAAATCGTAAACAGTCAGTTAAGGCTTTATTATGTGCCGAGCATCAGATGTTACTAGTAGTATGCAGCGACTTAAGGAAAAATCTCCAGGTGGACGATGCGGTTATTGTAATGGAACTGCAGTAGAAAAGGATGAAAACTGTGGACACGATGTTATATGGTGTAATGATTGTGATTTTCATTATACTCATATAACATCGTGTTCAGAGTTTGAAGATTGTTTTATTAGTACATGTGATTCATGTAGTAGTAAAATTTGTGCGGCGTGTGATAATATTGGAGATTGTGTTAAATGTGAAAAATCTTTATGCGACGATTGCGCTAATACTTTTTGGTGTTATGAATGCGAAAATGGCTATTGTTTTGAATGTGAAGAACTTGTAGCTGCAGATGATGGAACATATTGTAGACCATGTGCTGTAAATCTGGATAAAGAAGAATATCCTTACGCTAAATAAAATCAAAACGTTTGTTTAAACTGATTTAAAAATTTAAAAACTTTATATTAATAATGTCGGAAAGAATTTTTGAAATAAAAACATTAAAAAGTGTTATTGTAAAAAATTTATTTGAAGTAATAAAGCCTTATATTAAAGAAACAAATATTTTGATTAACAAGGATTGTATTAAGATTTCTACGTTGGATACGTCAAAGGTATCGTTGACGTATGTTAAGTTGGATGCAAATAAGTTTGAGAGTTATACATGTGAAAAGCCAGTTGTTTTAGGTATTGATACAAATACCTTTTTCAAGACTATTAAATCGGCAAATAGAAGAGAAACTATTACGTTATATATGAATCGTAATGAACAAGATAAATTAGGAATTGAGTTGGCAGACCCTTTTATGGGTAAGGTTAAGGATTATAAAATTCCACTTTTAGCTTTAGATGATAAAGTCATTAATATTTCAGAGATGCAGTTTGATTATGTTATTAACATGCCATCTGTGCAGTTTCAACAAATTATTAAAGACATTCAATTATTAGAAGGAAAGGTGCTTGAAATTAAGAGTGTTGGTAAACAGTTAATTTTTAGTTGTGAAGATGGATTAGCAGAATTTAAGACGGCTATAAGTGAAATAGATGATAAATTGAACAAGGATCAAAGAGCGTTGCTTCAGCAAAATGGTGAAGATATTAGATCTATAAAGTTTGAAAAAACAAATGATAAAATTGTACAGGGTAAATTTAAATTAAGTCATCTTATGAATTTTATAAAAGCGTCACATTTGTGTGAAAATATGAATATATTATTGACAAATGACAAACCGCTTATTTTGGAATATTTTGTTGCAGATTTGGGTTTATTAAGATTTCTTCTTATGAGTCACGTAGATACATAAATTAAATAAACGCAGATTTAAAAAAAACTATTTTTTATTTGTTTAAAATTAACATTTATATTATTGTACGATATTAATAATAATATGGATCTGAAATCTGATGCGAATTCTGATAGGAAATCTGTTTTATCTAGTAAAAGTATAAAAGCAAGTTCGTCTAGATCGGCAAAAGTGCGTGATGTAGAATCTGAAGATATTTCTTTATCGCAATTAGAATTAATGGCAAATAAAAAAAAGATGAATAAAGCTGATGAAATTTCTATTGTATCTAAAAAATCTAGTTATAGAGATGAAAGTATTAGAAGATCAGAACCTTCTATATCATCGAGTTCTACATTAAACGATACAGAACGTTATAAACGTAGAGAAAAGACTATTGCTAGAGAAAATAAAAATGATCAAATAAGAAGAGAAAAGAGTGAATTTTTATTTAAATTCAACAAGTTAAATGTGAAGGGTAAATGGAGTTCTCTTCGTCTTGATATGAATAATAGTTTGGATGAAATTAGAAATGAATATGAAAGAGTAAGAAATGAGATACAAAATGAGAGATCGGTTGCTTTTTTTAAGAGAATGTTATTATTAGGTGTTCAGGGTGTGGAAATGATGAATAATAAATTTGATCCATTGGGAGTTGATTTGGATGGTTGGAGTGAAGCGATGGGTTATTCTATGGAAAATCAGGAATATGATGAAGTAATGTCTGAATTGTATGAAAAATACAAGGGTCATGGACAAATGTCACCAGAACTTCGATTGATTTTCATGATTATAAGTTCAGCTACGATGTTTACAATTTCAAAGAAAATAACAAAAATGGATACCGGTGATACTTTTACATCATTATTGGGTGGTTTAATGGGTAATAAGGGCGGATCTCAAGTTCAACAATCACAATCACCTCAACAGCAGCCACCGTTAACACAATTTCAAACTGGTCAATCACCGCTATCACAATTCCAACAACCTCAACAGTCAAGTTTTTATAATCATAGACAATTTAGTGTACCAAATTCGTCTGCTGTAAAAGTTCCAAATGTATATGATTTAAGAGCTTCTAGAAATGGAATAGACGATTCAGATACAAGTGATGATGTGACGCCATCGAAAATGAATGGTCCTAATACAAATTATATAAATAGAGATGGTCTAGATATTGATAATATTTTAAAAACAATGAATGAAAGAAAACGTGAAAAAGAAATTCAAGAAGCAGCAGACGCTTCTGATATTGTTAAAGCTGTTCCTATAAATAAACGTGGTCGAGGAAGAGGACGTCCAAAAAAAACAAATGTTAGTTTAAATTTTTAAATTAAAAATAAATTTATTACGGTTTTTATTTTTAATACTTATTTTTGTTGTTTGTCTTCTTGTTTACGAATTCTTTCATCTACAAGAGTAAACACAGTTTTTGTTAAAAAGGCGGATGTAATGACAGTTGGATTTATGTCTGTTAGAATAGCTCCGTAAATCATAAGGGAATAAAATAATGTAAAAAGACCAATATTATACAATGTTGTATCATTTGCCTGAGTGATTTCAAAATACAATAATGATAATAGTATACCTCGTAGCAAAGTTTCAGTTAAATCGTCCATCATATGACTATTATTATTATTTACAAGGAAAATAAAATTATACAAATAAGATATCTTTGAAATTATACAAATAAGATATCTTTGAAATTATACAAATAAGATATCTTTGAAATTATACAAATAAGATAATTATACTTACAAGATACTTTATAAATCTTTTCTTTATAATAAAATTTATATATTTAGAATTATTTGAAATTTTTTTTCAAATAATATAATAAGAGATGAGTTATTCATATATTAAAAGTGTTTTCCCGAATTTTGAAAATTCAAATAAGGTATACGATGAATCTTTGTACAATAATATTATACAAGAGTCATCTGTAATCAACAATGAAATTAAGAGTAATGACATGGTTAACTTGTCTGATTTTTCCAAAACTTTATCGCAAAGGAAAAATTATACAATTGATTTGCCGCAAGAAAAATTAATAGAGAGTTATAAAAATATCGAGGGTATGACAAGTGGTGAATATGCCGAGATAAAACAAAGAAATCCTACAGATGAAAGAAATAATTTAAAATATTATAATACGCCAATTTCTGTTGAAAAAAAAATAACAAAAGTAAATGATGAAACTAAGGGGGATATTTTTGAAAAATTTACAGATAATACGAATTGTGATCGTTATGTAAAACACGTAATAGAATGTAATAGATGTAAAACGATTACGATGAAAACATTTGGTATAGAAACAGATAGGATTAGGAATGAAGAAATTATGGAATTAATTTCTTATATATTATTTGGTTTGTTTATATTAATGTTAATTGATAGCAAGTAAAATGTCTTATTCGTATATTAACGAATACTTTTTTAATGAGTAAAGTAAATAAAAACATACTTTATTCATAATATGGATTTAGATGAGAATGATCTTTTATACAGTAATACATTTGTTCCTACGCCTGAATTAGAGGGTGAGGTGACATCTCAGCAAAATAGTGAATTTAAAACTTTTTACGAAAGGGAAAAAAGTATAAATGAAGAGGCCCGTTTGCGTGATTCAATTGAAAGGATGTCAATTAGAAGTATTCGTTTAACGGAGGAAACTGATGATCAAAGTATTATGAATACTAATAAATTTGTTAGAGGAACTCCAAGTATTCGAAGTGTAAATGTAGGTTCAGCTCAACAATCTTTAACTAGAAGAACAAAGGAAATTGTTACATATGTAAGTATTGATTCTAGAGATAGAGATAAATTGCAATATTTAAAACCAAGTCATTTTAAAATTTTTTTAGGTAGATCATTTTATAATGTTAAGAGTATTCGGTTAGCTAGTATAGAATTCCCAAATACAAACGCTGTTATTAATGGGACTAATCATAATATATATTGGAAAAATTACGAAGACGTTAGTACGGATACAATTAATGCAATTACAAATGTATATCCCGAATATAGTGTACAATTACGTATAGGTAGTTATGTATCGAGTTCTTTACAAACGGAATTGACAAATAAATTAGCAGCTGTAAAGAGAAAAGATGGTAGTGGTGATTATCATTATTTTATAGTTACATTGGATATTGATACGGACGTTGTGACATTTACATCATTAATCCTTACACAATTATCAAATAATCCTATTCAAACGTCTGTAAATACTGGTGTTTTAGAAATTACAGCACCAAATCATGGATATAGTGATGGTGAGTATATTTATTTGGTTGGTGTTAAAACATTAGCTGGTATTCAATCTAGTACATTAAATGGTATGCATAAAATAACAAAAATTAATGAGAATATTTTTAGAATTGAAGTGAATATTAAGGCTTCTGATACTTTATTAGGAGGTGGGAATACGGTTAAAACTGGTAAGATTGCACCTTTTAAATTTTTATTTGGTGAAAAGCCCTTTACAGTAGCTCCAAATATAGGTTATCCTTTAGAAAATAGTTCGGATTTAAATAAAACATATATTAAATCAATTGCAAATTTGTATCAAGCATCTATAGTGACAAAGTCTCCTCATAATATAACAAGTGCTAATTTGAATGGTTTGTGTACTATATCGTCAAGTGGTACTACTCCTAATTTGAACGGTACTCGTAGAATTACGCAAGTTATTTCAAGTAATACTTTTTATGTAAGATTAGATAGTCCTTTACTATTAGAAAGTTATGATTCTGGTCAAGTTACATTTGGTGGTATAACATTTAATATACAAAGTATATCTAACGTTAACACTAATACTATTTTAGTGTCTACATTTACACCTCATAATTATACGAGAACTGATATAGGAAAAACGATAAATTTATACAATACAACAACTACGCCAACTTTAGATGAAAATCATATTTTATATAATGTATTCGAACCAGAAAGTTTTGTTATTCCAGGATCTATTCCTAGTGGTGGTTTTAGTCCACCTGGTGGTTTTACTCGTGACCCAGGATTAGATGGAAGTATAGCTTCTTATAATCCATTATCGACACATATAGTTTCTATAACAAATATTGTTTTAAATGTATCTACAACGACATTTACATGTATAGATCATAGATTGGCAGTTGGTGATACAATCCAATTTTTTAATTTTTCTTCAATACCTACTATTACAGGTAGTTCTTTTACTGTATTTGCAGTGCCAAATGCTAATACGATTATTATAAATTATAAATTAACTTCATATGATGCTGCAACTTTAGCTAGTGCTTATATAAGTACTGGTTTATTTCATTTGAATTTTCCAAATCACGGATTTAACAATATTGTTAGTATACAAAATACATCAGGTGTTCCTTCTGGTGGATCTGGATCTTTGATACAAATTCAAACACAAATACCACATAATTTTACTACTGGTAAGATTGTACGTTTGCAGAATACAAATAGTACACCTGTAATAGATGAAGGATATCCTATAACAGTTACGGGTAGTGATACTTTTACAATACCTTATTCTTATCCGTTGGTATCTAGTGGAACTTCTGGAATTATAGGTTTTGATCAAGATTTTTATATATATGGTTCTACGGATATAGGTAATGGGAATGTAAAATCCAATGAAATAAATAGTAAATTATTTACAATAAGAGAAATAGTAGATGAACATAATATATCATTTTACAATTCAGGAGTGTTTCCAGTTCGATCTGAATCGGGTGGTGGTAATTCTATTTACATTAGTAGTTTATTACACGGTTTTAGTGGTCAACAAACAAATACAAAAAACAGTTTATTAAATAGATCTATTAATTTACAAGGAGAAAATTATGCTTTTCTATGTTGTCCTCAATTGTCTACAATGTTAAATACGGGTAGTGTGAAAAATATTTTTGCAAGAATTAGTTTAGATCAATCACCTGGAACAATGGTTTTTTCATATTTAAGTAATCCAAAGATATTTGATACTGTTCCTTTGAATCAATTAAATGATTTAGAATTTTCAATATTAAATTATGATGGTACAGAATACGAGTTTAATGATTTAGATTATTCATTTACCTTACAAATAACAGAAGTTATTGATATTACAGATAACTTTAACTTGTCTAGTAAAAGAGGTATTATAGATACATAAAGCCACGTAAAGCCACATAAAAAAATTGAAAAAAATTGTAAAATGTATAAAATTACACAAAAGTTAAACATAATAAATGCATCTCAGAAGTTCTAACAAAAACTCGTTTATCTCGTTAGACAATAAAGTACATAAAAAAACTTCTTTAGCTATTAGTCCTTTAGCTAAAAAAGTTATTCTTAAAAATGCTACCGATCAAACTACTAATGAAACTGTAAATCAAAAAATAGACTTGGTCGAAATGGTTAAAAAATATAACAAAAACCTTCAATTTTTTAAAAGTATGTTAGTTTTAAAAACACAAATGGAATTAGATTTTGAAAGATTTGAACAAGTAGATACAGTGGAAATAACCAACTTTGAAACAATGTCTTTTGTATGTCCTGAATTAGAATACTGGGATATGCAATTTTAGATTTGAATTACTATAATAAATTTTGCTTTATCATAATTAAATTATCTTTATTGAGTTTATTTTTTGAGTTATTTTTGAGTTTATAATGTAAGAATGTTGAGATAATATTAATATGAGAATCTTTGTACAAAATTGGATTAGGTGATCCAGTTTTATACAAATAATAGGTTTTGAAATATAAAACCAATTACATTATTGTAAATAATGATGGTAAATAATTTATTCTAAATATCTTATTCTTTCGTATATAGGAAATCTTGGTTTACCTGATGGTGTAATTTCCCAATATTTAATTGTAATTAATGTACCTGGTTTAAATAAATTTTTGGCATTTTGTCTATCTTCGTCAGAAAACCCACTACCTACATCAAATTGTATATTTGTATTTTTACCAGAGTCTTTGCTCCACTTTACAATTAATTTACCCATAACATTTCTGTATTTACCTTCACCATTTTCCATATCTATTACTTCTACTTCATCATCAAATGCATCTTTTACTTTTAATAAATCTCTTGTTCTACTAAATGAATAATATGCTTGAATATTTCTTAACATACTCCCTTCTGCCCCACTTTTTATTAATTCAGAATGCGTTTTTTCAAACTCTTCTAAACTATGTATTACATTACATTCTACTAATTTTACGTGTGGTACATCTATTAATAATTTTTGCATCATTTCATATCTTTTATAAAATGGTTCTTGAACAAGAGGTAAATCAAATACCATATAGGTTATTTTTTCCCATTCTGATTTTATTGGTATTTTTTTTCTAACAATTCCCATGCTAGCAAAATCGCCTCTTTTTGTATATAATTCCCCATCTAATACTATTCCTTTTGGTAATTTATCTAATATATCTTTTATATATTCATCAGGTGCATTAAATAAATTGTTATTTCTTGACATAAATCCTTTTTCTGATAAAATTGCTCTATATCCATCTAATTTTTCTGACATACAATAACCAACTGGATCTTCACCATTATATTTATGCGCCAACATCGGCGAAAAAGTTTCTGGATTATAATCTTTTTCTATTACTGCATTCGACACCTTTTTCTTTTCTAGTTGTTTCTGTTTTTTCTTTTCTAGTTGTTTCTGTTTTTTCTTTTCTTCCTTCTCTAGTTCTTTCTGTTTTTTTTTTTTTTCCTTTTTTTGTTTTTTCTTTTTTTTTTTTTTTTTTTTTTTTTTTTTTTTTTTTTTTTTTTTTTTTTTTTTTTTTTTTTTT